AACGACAGAGTTTCGTTGAAGTTTATTTCGTCTGACATAACGAATCAAACTATGGCGTATACATTCTCTTATCAAATAATTTAGAAACAACATGACTAACATGACAAAAGTACGAATTGTTTTTGAAATGCCACTACCTGAAGGGTATGAACCATACCTTGATATTATCGCCAAGACTTATGGCTGGTCTGCAAGCAGCGAGCAGACTGCGATAGACTTTGTGTGCGAAAACGTATGCAAAACACAGGTATCATCGTTGTTTAGCACCCTGATTGCCAACGCTATTACAGGGTATCTTGGTTTATCAGGTTCGGAGCAGTTAAAAGAAATATTGGCAGCGTACCACGCACTTCACACAGTTGAGGCTGAGATAGCTTAAACCAAATGTTTCTCATCTTTAAACCACCTCAGAGTTATTTGCAGGTACAACTGCTCGACCCTGACGGGTTTAAGAAGAGTTTCGATGAGCTCTATGAGGAGCAGTATGCCGCTGCGATACTTAAAGCGCGGCAGAAGCGCAAAAAGTCTACTCGCAAGCAGCTAGAGCTCAAGAAGGAAATAAAGAAGCAGATTGAAGCTGGTCAGAATAACGACCAAATAGTCATAGACATGGCTCTCCAAGAGGCGATGCAACTATCTCAGCAGCGTCTTGCAAATGAGCTTCGGATAGAGGTTCTAGCTACGCAGCACGCTACTGAGCTGATGCAGCGTTACATGGACGATCTTCGCGCCGATCTTGCAGAGATGGTTTCGCAGATGTACGCGGCGATAGAGAGACGAGTACAAAGGGAAGTAGAGAGAAAGAAGAAGAAAGATAAGAACAATAAGATTAAGATCCTAATGCTATTTGCAACAATGGATGATGAATATGACAGCTAAATATAAGCTTTTTCAGTATTGCCACGCTCAAAAGAAGGTTGTTCCTGTCGAAGAAATACAGAAGCGAGTCCAATCAAATGCTCGCGATTTGTTCATTCAGGACGAAATGGAACCGACTCGAAACCCTCTTAACTCAAAAGAGATTTATACAAGCAAAAGTAAGTTACGAGCAGCGTATCGCGCTGCGGGAGCCGTAGAGGTTGGTGACTCTTACGACCGTGGATATACCCCAGAAAGGGAGACGTCCAAGTCTAGTAGGGACGCTGCCAGCCAATTAAAACGTCAAATAATTGAAAGGATGAACAATGGAAGATAATGAAATTGAAGTAGCGGAGGTGTCCCAAACTACGCAACTTGTGCCGGATCGTGCAGAGCCGGAACATCGAAGCATCCGAAGCGCTCTTGAGCAGCAAATTAATAACTTTGGTGGCGTGGAAGAGGAAGGCTCTAATTCAGAAATAGCCAACCCTGAGTTTAAAACGCAAGAAGTTTCAGCTTCACAACCTTCCGAGCCAGCAACGCCGCTCCTGCCTCCTGCTGACATGAACCGCTATGAGAAAGAGGCGTACCTTAACCCTAACCCTCAAAACGCTCATATCCTGCAGCAGTACCTCAATAGGCGAGCCTATGAAACTAGGTCAGACTACCAGCGCAAAATGCAGGAATTTGAAACCCTTAAGGGACAAACAGAAAGTCTTTACAACACTATTAAGGAGCACGAGGACTTCTATAACAGGGACGGCAAATCCCTTACCGATGTAGCGCGACGATCGATTACTTGGGATCGCGCTATGCGGGAAGACCCAATTAACACCGCTATTGAGTGGTTGAGCTCCTATGGGGTTAACATTGACGACCTCAATAACTACGGACAGTACCAGCCAGAGCAGCAAGCTCCAGCCGAGTATCTGACCCGCGAAGAGGCCGAGCGCATCGCCGAGGAGAAGTTTCAGGCCGTTCAGAACGAGCAGCAACAAAAAGCCGTTGAGTATTACAATCAACGTGCGGTAGAATCCTTTAAGAGCACTAAACCTGTCTTCAGGGATCCTGAGACTGCCTCGCAGTTAGAAGCGGATATGACCCCTGTAGTCGTTGCTCTGACGTCAACTGGTAAGTACAGCTCTCCCGAAGAGATCCTGGAAACTGCCTACAATTACGTCATAAATGGTAACCCGACTTATTCCACCATTGCTCGGACAATGAGTGCTAAGACGGAGATAAAAGAACAACAGGCAGCGGTCGCGAAAGCGAAAACTGCATCGCGCTCTATATCTGGCTCCCCTGGTAGCGGGACTCCCACGATACAAGCTAAGAACTTGCGGGATAACCTACTACGTCGACTCAACGATTAGAGCTTGCGCCAGTGGGTTATCCTTAGATTAAACATAAAGGATAACAACAATGGCTAATTTAGAAGAAGCAGTGGTAGCAACCCTGTTTGATCAAAGCGATGCTATCGCCGATCAAATCTTGCATCACAACCCTCTTCTCGCATCCCTCGATGAGCAAGGAAAGATCCGACGCTTCTCCGGTGGATACGAGATTCGTAAACCAGTTCTTTACAACGATGCTGCAGTTGGAGGTTTCTACTCCGGTTACAGCGCGTTCAACCTGGATGCGATTGACGACTTCACTGCATTCCGTTTTGCGATCAAGCAGGTTTATGAGCCTGTAGCAATCGACGGACGTAATCGCCGTGCAAACACTGGCCAAGCTCAGCTCATCGACATCGTAGAGCAGAAGATGGAGGCAGCTATCAGCCGCCTTAAGAACACCGTGTCCACCTCTCTTCGCGGAGACGGAACTGGTTCTTCTGGTCTTGAGTTCGACGGTATCAAGAAGGCGGTTTCGACCTCTCCTTCGGCTGGTACTTACGGAAGCATTGACCGTGGCAGCAACACTTGGGCACGAAATCTTGCTATCAACGTCACTCTCTCTGCATCAAACGTGCAAGAGCAGATCACTGACGCTATCAGCCAGATCACTCGAGGCAACGAGCAGCCAGACCTCGGTCTGATGGATCGTACAGCTTGGAAGTACCTCCACAGCTCTCTCACTGCTATTCAGCGTATTCAGCTTCCTGCGAAGAAGGCTGTAGCTGGATTCCGTGTGCTTAGCTACGACGGATGCGATTTCGTATTCGACGGTGGATTCGGTTCTTCGGTGCTTGAGTCTAATTCATGCCGATTGCTCAATACTAAGTATTGGACATTCGATATGGTTCGTGGCGCTGATTTCAAACCACTTGCTCCAGAGATGGCTCGTCCTGTTGACCAGGATGCTGCTTTCACTGTGATCATCGTGGAAGGAAATCTCTGCTGCGCTGCTCCTGCACTTCAGGCTGTTATTTACGCTTAATTAAGGAGGTAACAGACTATGTCACAATCAGGATCATTCGGAGTAAATTACAAAAAAACCTGGGATGGAAGCACAATTCCTCTCCCTGCCAAGCTTCGTGCAGTTGGAAGCTCGACAGAAGGTGAGTTCGTGTTCGTTCAAGCTGATGGTGCTATCGACCAGTATGCGTGGGTAAAGATTGAGCAAGACGGCCAAGCCGCTATGCTTACTACTACGAACGCTGGCTCAAACGGACTTCTTGTTGGCGTAGCTCAAGTAGCTTTTGCTGACAATGAGTACGGTTGGGTATGGGTTGGTGGACTTAACGGTGGTGGAGTTGGTTCGGGTATCAAAGGCAAAGTGGCTGCAAGCTACGTTGCCAAGGCTAACCTTAATACAACTGCAACTGCTGGCGTAGCTGATGATGCTTCAACAACTAAGATTTCTTACGTTGTTGGACTTACAACTGCTACTGGCGCTACTGCTGTAGAGCTTGGCTCTGTAGGACACGCCAAGGTGAACTAACCAATAGGGGGGTGTAACAACCCCCCTTTTTAGGAGGATTTATGGCGAGCGCAACAACTCTTATGGGACTTGGTATGCCAGCGGAGCCTGCTGCGGCAAGTTCAGATGGCGTGTTTCCTGGCACTGTAACTCCTGCCGGACAGGTAGTAGCGACAGCGGCTGGAATTCGTACTAAGCAAGCAATCAACAACGTTGGCGACACTACCCCAACAGCAGCAGAGCTTACGACTTCGTTCGGAACTCCTGCTTCAGTTGGTAGTGGCTTCGTAGGTATTGTGAAGGACAATGACGCTGATACTAACTGCTTTGTAGTGGTATCAAACGGAACTTCATACTTTTATCTGAAGTTCACTAAGGCTTCGTAAGCTAACGGGGGGAGCAATCCCCCCAACTTTTTAGGTGATTTATGACAAGTTTCGCTGGAAATACAACCACTACAACTCCAACCATGGCAACGGCCACCAGCGTTACCATCGCTGCCGCAAAGCCATTTCGCAACTTCCTGCCGATTCAAAACAATTCGGCAGCAAACGTAGCTATTAGCTTTAACGGAGCTACTCTTACCGGAATCACTCCAACAGCTACGAACTTTTGCTATGTGCTTCCAAGCACCGCTGGTTCTAATGTAGTGCGATTTGATAGTGGGTTTATTCCTGCAGGAGCGATAACAGCGTATCAGACAAGCGGTAGTTCGATTAACACTGTTACGGTTATTCAAGTGTAGTGCTATAAGATAGTTGCGCAATTAGGCGCGACTATAACGGAGAACCTATGGCACAGATTGATTGGCAGTCCATCATGAATGGCACTTCCCAAGCAAAGAAGCGCTACCACGGAGCTAACGTAAACTTTTTCAATGCCTATAACCTAAACCGTCAGAAGACTGTTGAGGCAGGAAGAGAGATTTACGACGAGATCCCTTCGATCTCTATTCAATTCCCAGGACATGACGTCACCGTCCGAAAGATTGAGCAGCAGGATATTGTTGAATACCCAGAAAAGTATGCCGCATTCATGGCTGGTAACGAACCAGTAGAAAGCGGAACCCCACTTGCTACTTGGACGCTCATGAACGGCGCGGCCATGAAGGAGCTTGCATACCTTGGGTTTAAAACGGTTGAGCAGTTGGCAGAAGCCGATGACGAGACAAAGCGAAAGCTTGGTCCTCTTGGCAAATTCTGCAAGCTCGCTAAAGAGTGGATCGATTCCGCTGGCGGGACTCAGACTCAGCTCGTGGCTCTTCAAACGCAATTGGAGAAAGAAAGAGAAAGTCGCAAGAGGCTTGAAGAGCAGCTTGAACTTCTTATCCAGCGTGTTGAAGCAAGCGAGGGAACTGACTTACGATCAATGCGAAGGGAGGTGATCCAAGAATCTACAGAGCCAGTAGAATCTACGAGCTCTGAGCCACTTTCTGATTTAGCACAAGAGTTAATTGAGAGACGTCGGGGACGACCAAGGAAGGTATGAGTTTAGCAACAATTGTTTCAAACGTAGCTGCTGAGTGTGGATACACCGTAGAATCGGCTGTAATCGGCTCGACAGAGGTTACCACGAAACAGTTGTTGGCTATTAC